TACGAAAGGACGCTCACCGATGGGTAAGAGCCAGGGCGATCAGAAAGTTACGACCAACACCAAGTTTCCTTCCTGGTACACCGATGTCGCAAAAACTGCGATGGATCAGGCGCGGGCTGCGGCTGCGAACATCGCGAAGCCTTACATGGGCAACACGGTGGCCGGGCTCGACCCGCTGCAGCGTCAGGCGATTGCCGCCACTGGCGCAAATATTGGATCGACCAATGCCGGATACGGTGCCGCCCAGGCGGGTGCAGCCCGCGCCATGAACTACAACCCGACGATGGTCGGGGGCGGGTTCAACCCGATGGATGTGAACGCGGGCTCTTTCCTGCAGGGCAACATCGGCGCCTACATGAACCCCTACATCCAGAACGTCGAGCAATCAGCGCTTGGGAACATGGACCGCGCCTATCGGCAGAACCTTAACACGATTGGCGACCAAGCCATCGGGGCTCGGGCTTTCGGCGGTTCCCGGCAGGGAGTGGCTGAAGGTGTGGCTGCTGCCGAGAACGCCCGCCAGATGGGCGATCTGTCGGCACAGCTGCGGTCGCAGGGGTTCGGGCAGGCGCAGGGCATGATGCAGTCCGACATGGACCGCTCGATGCAGGCGCAGATGGCAAACCAGAACATGGGCTACAACGCGGCGCAGCTTGGTCAGCAGGCCGCGCTGGCAAATCAGAACGCGGGTCTGCAGGGTGCGCAGTTCAACCTTGAGGCGGCGAACCAGCTCGGCGCCCTGACGGGGCAGGGGCAGCAGGCATACCTGCAGGGCATCCAGCAGGCGCTTGCCGCCGGCCAGATCAATCAGGACTATGCCCAGCAGCTCCTGAACCAGGACATCGCCCGCTACGACGCGATGAGCAACATCCCAGCAAACCAGCTTAACATCATGCTTGCCGCCCTTGGCGGCACGCAGGTGCCTACCTCTACCACCCAGAAGACGCCGACCAGCGGCAACTGGCTGACAGGTGCAGCCGGTGGTGCTTTGGCGGGTCTTCCTTTCGGCCCGCTCGGGGTGATCGGCGGCGGTCTGCTCGGCGGCATTGCGGGAGCGTAAGATGGCGCTCCCGTCCGTAGCAGAAATGGAAGCCTACATCCGGCGCCGGGCTGCAGAGCTCGGCATCGACCCGGACGTGGCTGTGCGTGTCGCAAAGAGCGAGGGTCTGCAGGAAGGGACATGGCAGGCCAATGGTATGCTGTCCTATGGCCGCGAACAGTCCTATGGCCCCTTCCAGCTTCACAACGCGCCTCCGGGTGAACGTCCCGGCATGGGCAATGATTTCGTCGCGGCAACGGGTCTGAACCCGGCTGACCCTGACACTTGGGACGAGGGTATCGACTTCGCTCTCGAGCAGGCAAAGAAGGACGGGTGGGGGCCTTGGTTCGGCGCCAAGAAGGAAGGCATCACCGGCTTCATGGGCATTGGCGGCGAGCCTGCAACCTACTCGCAGCCTGAAAGCTACACCGCCGGTGAATACGTGCCGTCCTTCGACTACACGCCCGAGCCCGGCCTCCTGGATGTCAGCCCATCACAGGCCGAACCGACCTTCATGGACAGCGCCACCTCGTTTGCGCCGGCGGCGGTAAAGATCCTCGGCAAGGCTGCCAAGAGAAAGGCAGCCGCAGCAATGACACCACCGCCGGAGCCTCTGGTCTACCAGCCTCTGCAGCGCATTACACTGAAAGGACTAATCTGATGAGCTTCTTCGATACGCTGAAGCAGTTCGGGCTGTGGCCGCAGCAGCAGGGCGGTGTGCAGGATAACCCGTATGGCCTCGACGAGGCCATGATGCGCCAGGCGCGCATGCAGTCACTGAGCAACCTCGGCAGCCAGATCATGGCCGCGTCGGTCAGGCAGACGCCGCAGCAGCGTGCGGAACTGATGGCCGGGTTTGATCCTACGGGTGGGTATCAAAAAAATCTGCTGAACGCCTATCAGATGAAGCTGATTAGCGACAAGCAGCGTGAAACTCAGCAGGAAGATGAGCGAGACAAGGCTGCACAAGCGTGGTTGCAGCAGAAGATCGCGTCAATGCCGGACAGCCTACAGAAGCGCAACGCGATGATCTACCTGCAGCTTGGCGACGTGCAGAAGGCGGCGGAGATGCTGACGGCTGGCACGGCGGCGCCTGAGTACCAGATTGTGGACGGCTACTACGTGAACAAGAGCGACCCGTCGCAGCCGGCTATTCCGATCCAGGGCATTCCTGGGCAGGCGGAAGAAGGTCCGAACCCGAGCGACATCCGCGCGGCGGCGAAGGACTACTACACGTCACCCGAGTTCACGACCTACACCTCGCTGGCGACATCGCTCGGCAGCCTGAAGGAGAACATCAACAATCCTGACAGGGTGGCGGATCTCGACTTTGTCTATGCGGCAGCCAACGCCCTCGACCCCGGAAGCGTCGTGCGTGAGGGCGACTACCTGCAGATTGTCCGCACGCAGGGTCTGTCGGGTGAAATCCTTGCCACGATCAACCAGGTTGCGGGTGGGCAGGGGCTTAATCGCGAAACCCGCGAGAGGCTGTTCCGGCTCATCAAGGGACGTGCGAACCAGTGGCGCGAGGCTGCGGGTCGCAAGCGTGATGCTGTCCTGCGCTACAGCGAAGGCATCCTCACTCCTGACATGCTGGACGTGCCGATTGACCTCCCCGGCATCCCGGTCATTACACCGGATACCCCTCCAGTTCCTGATGGCATCCTGACGCCAGAGGAAGAGGCACTCATCCGACAGCAGAACGGAGGCTAACGTGGCAACCACGATCAGGCAGATTGAGACGGCACTCGACAACGCCACGCGCTCTGGAAACAGGGAAGCGGTCGTCCGGTTGACGCAGATCCTGCAGAAGGCAAGAGCGGCTGGTATCCCCGAAGGCGGCATGCCTTGGGGCGAGGTTGCAAGCCGCGCAATCCAGAACGTGCCACAGAGCGCATATCAGTATGGTGCTGACATCGTTGGTGCCGTATCCGACCCCGTCAATACGCTCTCGACCATTGGCGACATCGGTGCCGGTGCGCTACGCGAGGGCGCTAGGTCAATTCTGCCGACATCTGTCTTCAACGCCATCGACAGCGTCGGCAACCAGGAAGCCGGCGAACGTGCCACGGCTGTCGCAACTGCGGTAGGTCGTCACTACAAGGACCGCTACGGCTCGATGGAAGGCTTCAAGCAGGCAATCGCTGAAGACCCTGTCGGAGTTGCTTCAGACCTGTCCATTCCATTTACCGGGGGGTCTGGCATCGTCGCCAAGGCTCCTGGTGCAGTTGGCAAGATCGGTAAGGCTGGTCAAGTTGTCGGACGCGCAATGGATCTGGGCAACAATGCCGCCGACCTCGTCAAGGGTGCCGGCATTGCCGCACGGTCTGGCGTCGGTGTGTGGACAGGCGCTGGTGGTGATGCGCTGCGCGAAGGCTTCAATGCGGCCCGCCAGGGCGGCACCAAGAGCACAGCCTTCTACGAAAACATGCGCGGCATGGTGCCTGTCGAGGATGTCGTAGAACAGGCGAAGGGTGGCCTTGATAACGTCAAGGAAGCCCGCGCCAAGGCTTACGAACGAAACATCAAAAGCACGAAGAACAACAAGGCAAGGATCAACTTCCAGCCGATCAACGATGCCTTCAACCGGGCAATCGGCAGCATGGTTCAGGATGGCATGTGGACTGGTGATGCCGCCTCGACTGCTATGGCAAACAAGGTCAACAAGATCCTTGAAACCTGGGAGAAGAGCCCATCCGCGCATACACCATGGGGCATGGATGGCTTGAAGAAGAGACTATCCGCACTGACGAAGACAATGGGGCCTGGCGTCGAGGGTGACGTAGCGAATGCAAACCGCATTGCCATGATCGTCAAGCAGGCAGTCGAGGATGCAGTCAAGGCTGCCGACCCAAACTATACAAAGACAATGGCCGACTATGCCGAGCCGTCGAACCTGATCCGCGAACTTGAAAGTGCCTTGAGCCTGAATGACAAAGCGTCGGTGGACACCGCGCTGCGCAAGCTGCAGAGCATCATGCGGAACAACGTCAACACCAACTACGGGCGCCGAACGACGCTCGGGCGCGAGCTCGAGAAGGCAGGGGCCGATACACTCATGCCCTCGATTGCTGGTCAGGCGCTGAACAGCTTTGAGCCGCGTGGCCTTGCCCGAGCGACGGCCACGCCTGCTGCTGCTGCGTCTGGTCTTGCCACCCTGATGAACCCTGCGATGTGGCCGACGCTGCCGGCTGTGGCTGCCGGTGCCGCTCTTTCGTCGCCGCGTCTGATGGGCGAGGCAGCCGGTGCTCTCGGCAAGGGTGCGAAGGCCGTTGACAAGGTGGCGGCAAAGACGCCGCGCGCCGTCAAAGATGCTGCCAAGGCGTCAACGAACAGGCAGGCCGCACGCCAGGCGGGCGTTGCGAACCGCCAGAAGGAAGGTGTGATCCAGCTGCAGGGCATCTGGTACGACGCCAAAGGCCGCCCCATCGAACAGTGAGATGAAAATGTTTGATACCCAGACCCTTCAACATCTCGGCGCCTTGATGCAGTGGGTGGTAGCACCCATTGCCGCGTTTGTCTGGCTGATCTACCGGACACAGCAGAACCACGCCACCGCCATCGCTGTCTTGCAGGCCGAGACGTCAAGCTCGAAAGAAGCGCACGACAGAGAAATCAAGGAAATCCGCGAAACCAGCCGCGCCATCATGGCAAAGCTGGACAGCATAGAGCAGGCGCTGCGCAAGTGATTATAAGCCCGACATCAGAAAAGCGGCTGAAGGGCGTGCATCCTGACCTGGTGCGTGTCGTTCGCCGCGTCGCCAAGGATTGGAAAGACCCGGAGACGGGCTGGATCATTACCTGCGGCGTCAGAACCGTCGAAGAGCAGAAGCTCAATGTCGCGAAGGGTGCCAGCAAGACAATGCGCTCCCGCCATATCCCGGCCGCCAACGGATACAGCCACGCTGTTGACTTTGCCTGCACCATCAAGGGCGTGCCGCGGTGGGACTGGCCGCTCTACGACAAGCTGGCAAAGGCGGTGAAGGCCGCCGCCAAGGCCGAGAAGGTTCCGGTGGAATGGGGCGGCGACTGGACGGGAGGTTTTAGAGACGGCCCGCACTTTCAACTGCCGTGGGCAACACACCCAGGCACAAAATAGGAGACGTGTATGTTTACCTCGATCGACAAGGCGCTTGTCGCCCTTATCATGTCCGTGATCTGGCTCATCAACTTTTTCTTCGGCTACAATCTGAGCTGGCTCAGTCAGGACACTATTGCCACGGTGGTCGGCCTGCTGACGCCGATCCTTGTGTGGGCTGTTCCTAACAAGGCGAAGCCTGCCTGATGACGTGGCAAGAGGGGGCGGCGGCGCTTGTGGTCCTTCTCGGGCTGGGGGCTGGCGCTTTCCTCGTCGCCCAGCGCCCGGCCTTCTGGATTGAGTTCGGGGCGCGGGTGCTGGTCGCCATCTTCCCATCTGTCGCGGCTTACGTGACGAAGCGGAACACGCCAGAGGTCGAGAAGGCCATGCGTGACTGTTACCGCCGCGGCGGCAAGTGGAACAACTTCACGAAGCGGTGCGAGTGATGCCATGCGGCGTATCAGGTTCAAGCGCAAACGCAATCGGGGTGCCTGGGGCATGGCATTCGTAGACGAGTGCCGGATCGAGATCGATCCAGATCTTGAGCCGCGCACGGAAATGGATATTGCGCTGCACGAAGGTCTGCATGTGCTGTTCCCGTACCTACCTGAAGATGCCGTCGACAACGCCGGGAAAACGCTGGCTGATCTCCTGTGGCGGCTTGGCTTTCGACGAGAAGGTGAATGATGACGAAGCGCGTCGACGACGAGACGTTTATCACGACGTGGCTCCGTCACGAAGGATATGTGCCATCTATAGCAAAAGAGCTCGGGATAAATGAGCGGGGGTGCTTCAGGCGGCGTTCGACAATTGAGGCAAGTCGCCAAATCGCCCTTCCTTCTGGCAGCCGGCGCCCCGATTGTGCCAGGGCTCGGGAGTATGTCGAAAAAATCGGCGCGAGGATCACCTTGACGGTCAAGGACGGCATGGTCGTGATCTTTGGTGATGCGCATTACTGGCCGGGGGACAACTCAGTCGCGCATCAGGCTCTGGTGCGGTTCATCAAGAAGCACAAGCCGATGACCATCATCTGCAACGGAGACGCATTTGATGGCGCCGCCATCAGCCGGCACCCGCCCACGTCCTGGGCGAAAATGCCAGACGTGGCCGACGAGCTCGACTATTGCAAGCAGATGCTGGGCGAGATCGATGAGGCGGCACCGCCCAAGGCGAGGCTGGTCTGGTGCATGGGCAACCACGACACCCGCTTCTCGTCACGTCTGGCGCAGATGGCGCCGCAATATGTAAGAGTGCATGGCACAGATTTGCCTGACCATTTCCAGGCGTGGAATTTTTCGTGGTCCTGCCAGATCAACGACGACGTGATGGTCAAGCATCGGTGGCACAACGGCCTGCATGCGACCTGGTCCAATGCCCTCAAGTCTGGCTATTCGATTTTCACAAATCACCTGCACCGCCTGTGTGTGACGCCGATCACAGACTACAAGGGCAGGCGCTATGGCGTCGATTGCGGCACCCTGTCGGATTTCGGTCCGGCCACCCCCAAGTTCATCTATGGCGAAGACAACCCCTTCAATTGGGGGCAGGGGTTCGCTGTGGCGACGTTCAAGGCTGGCAAGCTGCTGCCGCCCGAGCTCGTCGTCGTGCAGGATGGGGTGGCGCTGTTTCGCGGGGAGGCGATTTAGGTTTGACAGTCGTCGCTTTAAGTTATTGATATTCCGTTACCGTATTTGGCGGGTTTGACAGTGAAAACATGAATGATTTCAATGGCAAGTCAATCCAACCGGGGTCGCCAATCTCTTTGAAATCGTTATATTTTTTCTTTGATTTGTCAAACCTTGAGGGTCAGGTTTGACACTTTTGACCGCGTTTCGTTCTGGATCAGCTTGTTCATGGCGTCCTGCCCAAGGCGCTTCTGGTCAACCGCAGCCGTGTAACGCTCGACCTCCTCGAGGCTCTTGTGCCCGGTGATGGCCTTGATCTCATGCGGGCTGCAGCCGGCCTGCGCCAAGCGCCTTGAGGCGGCTTTGCGGAGGCCGTGGAGAACACACCTCGACGGCAAGCCAGCCTTGTCGATCGCCCGGCTCATCGCCGTCGTCAGGGCCTTGATTGACGTTCCCCGGCCATCTGGCGTGGCGAGCAGGACGAGGTGCCGCGGGTTCCATGCCTCCAGCGCCTCACGCAGAGCCGGGTGAACCGGGATCTCCAGTTCGGCACCAGTCTTCGCTTGCATCACCCATATCGTGCCGGCCTTGGCGTTATAGTGGCGCTTCGTGCGGGTGCCGATGTCCTCGCGGCGCTGGCCGGTGTAGAGGGCCAGGGCGTAGATGGTGCGCTCGCGGGTGCCGAGCGGCCACCGCCTCTCGAATTGCTCAAGCTCCTCGTCGGTCCAAGTATGGTGGGTGCCTTCCTTGAACTTTTTGATCTTCAGCGTCGGGTCATCGTGCCGCCAGTCGTTCAGGATCGCCCAGCCCATCAAGGTGCGGATCTTCTTCAGCATGTTATTGGCTGCTGCCGGCCTTTCTGACATACCGGCGATGATCTTCATAACGTGCTCGCGCTGCATCTCAGCGACCATGCGCGGCCCGACAATCTTCACGAAACGCAACAGAATGGCCTTCGTGACCTTCCGCGAGCTTTCCTTGTTCCTGAGAAAATCCGTTGAGTTGAGATAGGCATCGACCAAGGCCGGGACGGTCCCAGGCTTGGCGGCGAGGCTCTTGGGCGGCGTCGGTGTTGCGCCTGATGCCGCCACATAGGCATCCATGAACCCCGCCTCTGTGGGCTCTGGAAGGGCAACGCGGGGGTATCCTTCACGCCTGTAATAGTAGCGCACCCTGCCGTGCCGATCCTCGAAACGCTGCACGTATTTCAACGTCACAGGCCCGCGCCTTAAAAGTCTGACCATGAGTTGGTGCCTCCAACGGGTTCGCCGTCCCGAGGCAGAGACTTAAACGCTTGGCGCAATTCGTCAACGTCCCACACCTTCCGCGTGTTAATCATGCGCGGGCGCGGCATCTGGTTGATATTGACCAGATGGTCAAATGTGGTAGCAGAAACGCCGATTGCAGCTGCCGCCTGCAAGCGGTCGAGGCCAAAGACAACGGGCAACCCGGCGGCTATGTCGGCACGGCGCGGCATCAATACCCCCCCTTCGTCGATCCCCAATGCTGCCGGGCATATGGCTGCTCGGGGCCGGTGTGGCTGACGCCGGAATAGTGCTCGGGATTGAACATCCACGACGGCCAGACCTTCACGTCAGGCCATTTGCGTGCCTCATAGGTGGACTGCATCAGCAGGTTCCCGACACACTTCCACGGCTCGCCGGCACCGGCTTCCGATACCTTGCGGATCATGGCCTCAAGGAATGCGGCGCCAGGCTGGGCGGCATAGACTGGCGTGATGAGGCCGGGCGCAGCTTCCTCGTTCTCGTAGACAGCGTATGCCGTGATGCCCGGCTCCTTCAGCAGATCATCGACCGGCTGCAGGCATTCGCTGTCGGCGCCCGGCATGAAGCCGCCCATCTCATGAAGGATTTCATACCGGACTACGTCAGCCACGCCGCGCCATTCCTCTTGGTCGCGGTAGGCATTGACCAGCCGCTGGTTCCGCCAAGGCCGGCGGAAGACTGTCTCGTCGTTCCATGTGATGTAACGCCACCTCGGGTGATGCCTCGGCCAGGTACTCATCCATTGCAACGGCGGCGCCTTCGGGCCTACCCATATGTGATGCAGGATGCGCGGGATCATCGCTTTCCGTTCAGAATTTCCGACACGCGGCCAATGTTCACGCCAAAGTGTGCGGCGATGTCGTCGAGGTGCATCAGCGGGTTCTGCCGCGCATACGCCTTGATCTGCCCAATCAGGTTCCGCGTCACGTACCGCTTGCGCCTTGTCGTGCGGCGCACCGGAGACTTACGGGTCAGCATCGGCAGGGTGGCGTTGACCACCTTCGCAGCGTTCAGCCGGGAGATCGAACCGCTCTTCAGCTGCTTGACGACATCACGCAGGATCACGCGCGCTTGCGGCACATCACTCACTTGATCGACCTCCAGAAATCAATTGCCGCCAGGATCAGCAGCAGCCAGCCGCCGGCAGCACCGCCGACAAAGAAGAAAAACCACATCCATTGGGCGTCGGTCATGGGCATCACTCGCCGCCGCCAATAATGGCGCGCAGAGCCTCTATGTGACTTGCAATCTCGGCTTTGGACGCGGCGCGTGCCTTAGCGATTGCCTCCTTCATCTCGCGCAGATGCGCACCCATTGCCTCATTCTGCGAGAGGAGAATGTCGATTGTCTTCTCAGAAACATCCATGCGAGCGTCTATTGCGTTCCCCAGTTGCTGGCTGTTGCTGCATTCAATCTCGACATTCTCGATAACGGTTACGATGCTCACAGTTCTATGCTCCGATGACGGTTTACAATGCGGGTGGTGACCGGCGGCTCGTAAGCCTTCTCTGACCAGTCGATGATCTCTTGCTTCGGCTTCTTCATCCGCGTCACAAAGACGATGATGGCGCTGCCGGCGAACAGCGCACCGAAGATGACGCCGGCGATGAATGCGTTCATCTGCTTTTCCCTTCCAGACGATCAGCAACCAGCGTGGCGTAGCCGGCGATGTCTCTCCAGTTATCGGCATAATCAGGATCGCCGTTGATGATGCGGCTGATCTTGACTGCAATCATCACAAGGCTGTCAGCTTGATCGTGCGCGAGCTTGGTGCCTTTTTCCTTGACCCAGAAATCCATGCAGCGGCGAAGCTCGCCTGAGATGGTAGTTTGCTCAAGGTAGTTGCCATAACGGCTGCCGCGTTCAGTGAGGATGTCTTCTGTCTTCACCGCGACACCCTCCGTCCCCACTCAGCAATGAGTGCCGCCTCTGCGCGGTTGTGATCCATCTTGCGCTTGAACCAGTCGGACTGCGTCGGCCAGAGCTCGATCGCTCGGGCACGCGACACCTCCGCCTCGTTGTTCAGTCCCAGGGCCTTCTTCCAGACCTGCGGGCGTACCAGTTCAGTGCGGATGCCACAGCACTGCAGCACCGCGAGGGTCGCACCAAATGCCTCGCCAAATCGAAACGCCGATGTGACGCCCATCTGCGGGCTTGATGCCACATGCTCGATAAAAGCCACTGAAACTCGAACATCTCCGATCAACTCGTCCTGCAGGAGTGCGGGTGCAATGCGTGAACGGGTGCCCTTGCCGTGCGCCTCCTCAACGGTCGGAATGTCGAACACGTTGAGGAGGCTGCCGTCGTGATCCAAGATCGCGACGGCGCCCGACAGGCCAGGATCTAGGCCCGCTATAATCATCAACCGAAATCCATCGACGCAGGAGCCGGTGCCGCCTTCGGTGCAGGCGGCGGGACAGCCGTCGAGCCGGTGGCTGGCGGAGCAGCTGACGAAGCCGGGGCTGCGGCTGCAACCGGCGCACCCTTCTTCGGCAGCGTGGCAGGGCGGTCTACCCAGCCGGCGATCTGAAGGTTCGGCGAGTAGTTCCGGGTCACGCCCTGCGGCCCCTTCGTCTCAACGACCGTCGTGCCGGCCATCTTCAGCACCGGCAGCTTGCCTTCCGACCTTTCAGCGGCGTTGCTGTACTCCGTGTGGAGACGGTCGATGACGCCGATCAGCGCCTTGGCGGTCGAGGAGAGCTCACGCGCACCACCGCCGGCGATCGAAGAGGGCAAAGCAATGTTCATCTTGAAACCCTGCTTCCACTGGTCGCCCTGCGGCTTCTGCGGAACGCCCAGGCTGATGTCCTGGGTGACATAGGAAGGCGCCACGCCGGAAGCGAACATCATCCAGCCCACCTCGATCTGCTCGAAGTCGAACACGGCAGTGAAGCCGTCCGTGATGTCGATGTCGCCTTCAGCACCCTTGGTGAACCAGCGACCAGCGCGGGCATCAAATTTAGCAAACGGCGTAAAGGTGCCGTCACCCATAGAAAGACCAAGACCCATTTCTCTTTTCCTCTTTCCAGTTAAATGCCTGACAGTTCAAACATCCGCTGCCGCGTGTCAGGATCGGCGGCATAGAACGTATCCGGGTTCGGGATGCACAGCTTCAGCAGTTGCTTGGGGTCTGGATCGAGTGCCAGAAAGCGGTCGATCCGCTGTGCAATGTTCACCAGCGCATCAAGGTGCTGCTTCGCATTCTCGACGCGATACACCGCGCGCTTCTTTGGCGTGCAGTACGCAATACGAAGGTCATAGTTGTCGGAGATTGCTGCGCCATACAGAGCAACCTGGCGCGCATGCTGGGGTGACACCTCGGACGAGAGCCGCAGCTGGCTCTTGAGGTCAAGTATCACGCCATGCTCGGACCAGACAAAATCCGCGTAGCCTTTGAACGGCACCGGAAGATCGGGGTGCTGCCAGATGATTTCCTGCTGAACCGAAGAAGGCTTGCCGTACTGGCGAAGCTCTTCCAGTGCCTGCTCAACGATCCCCGGAACAGCGTCGCGTTCCTTCTCACGGTTTGGATCGGTCGAGAGTGCCGAGAGCTTGTCAAATTCCTTGACGGCTGCCGCCTGACAATCAGCAAGCGGCAGGTCGAGATCCATGAGGCCAAGCGTGACGCCATGCTCGGCTGCTGTGCCACGGTATGCAGCGCAGCCGACGCGACCGCGCAGTCCCATGATCTTTTCCATGATGAGCATGAACATACCGGCGCCCTGCGCCAGGTTGCAGTCGGCAACAGATGTCCACTTTTTGCCATGCATAAGGTAGCCGGATACCGGCGTAGCTGAGGCAGTCATTCAACCACCTCGAGGCGCTCTACAATTTCCTGTTCCCATTGCTTCAGTGCTTTTTCCAAGCGATAGGCAAGACCCACCGGAATTTCAGCGGTTGAGCCGTCGCGGCAAAAGTTAATCGCCATGCGGATCTGCGAACGGATACCGCGGATTGAATGCAATGTTTCTGGCGCTTTCCTCATACCGAAAGCACCAGGAAGAACCAGGCGATGGCGGAGAACACCGCCAGCCCCCCGATGACGGTCACGACATCCAGAACGCGCTCCAAGGTGCCCTGCAGCGCAATAGGGGGCATGTCCGCTGCAGGGCGATGGGAGGCTGATGAACCCGGAACACTACGCAATACTGAGTGCGTGCCGCGTTCTGCGTTGTGGAGCGACAGATCGCCTGTCGCACGCGCATCCGGCGACATGCCGGAATGGGGTGGGCGCCCCGACGACGGTCCTGCATCGGGACGCCCGGCCTCCGCCGTCGAGAGGCACCAAGAAGCGGCGGAGGTTTCTTCATCCTGTTCGATATCAACGATGCCGTCGCCGCAGCAACGCTCGCACCTGTCGTCCCAGCGCGGGTCGGTGCCCCAACCCTGACAGTCCGGGCAAACCAACTGGTCGCCACGGATGGTGATCGGCGCACAAATGGCGCAACCATCAACACCCACGCCAACCGGGATCTTCACGATCTTCGGCATGTCGCTGTTCTTTCCGATGGTGATAACGCGGGCGAATGCGGTCATCACGCAACCCTCCGCAGTTCGGTTTTGAGAAGCGCCTCCAGGGCGAGAACGGTCTGTCGGCTGTCCTCATATGCAAGGTCGCTTTCGGCGGCGTGCATGCGTTGCCTTGCGCGATCAAGGCGTGCCTGAAGGTAGGCGCTGTAAAGCTCTTCCTTCTTCATCACTGCACCAGCACCGGCGTGTAAGTGCCGTCCGTGTTGTAGGCGCGAAGCGGGGGAAGGACGCCGGGCTGCACGACGCGCTGCGTGGCGTAGCTTGAGCCGTCCGTGTTGTAGGACCGCGTCGGCGACAGGACGCCCGGCGTGCGCTGGATCGTCCAGTCAGGCTGGCCCGGAAACGGGGTGATCGTCTCGGTCAGGGGCAGCGGTGCCGGTGCCGTGTAGGAAACGGGGGCCGGCGTTGCGTCGGGGTAATCGCCGGTCGATGTGCAGGCGGCTAGAGATGCCGCAGCAAGCAGTAAGGGGAGTTGTTTCATTCGGTGCCTCCGAGTTGATGGAGGTCACCGTAATACGATTAACGTACAGTCGTCAACTAAAAAATACGAATATCGTACGCTACGCCTTTTTCACCCATAAAACCTTTGCCGCCCATTCGATGTCTGGCGACATAATCGGCTCGGCATTGTGGGAGTGCAGCCAGTATTGGCCGCCTGAGTGCTGCAGCTTTTTCACGAACGTGCGGCCATCGCGCAAGCGCACGACGCAGTTTTTGCCAATCAAATGCGAGAAATCACCTTCGCATAAATCATCATAGAAAACTGTATCACCATTCTCGAGCACAGGGATCATGCTATCCCCGCGCACGATTAGCGCAACGGTTGATTTACTTACACCGCCAGGCGGTGCTTCGACAAACTCAAGCCCCGCGCCCTTTTGATGATCGTCAACAGAAAATATTTCAAAGCCGGCGCCGACATATCCGACAATGGGCACCAACTGCTTGTTGTCAGTCGGCAATATTTCAACCGGTACTGGCTCGCCGATGTAATCAGAGATAATTGATATTTCGGTTGTCTTGATACCGCGCTTGCCGACTTTCATTTCGGCAACGCGCGACTGCGGTATGCCTAATCGGCGCGCAAGCTCTGTATTAGTCTTGCCTGGCTTTGCCAGACCTTCAACCAACCAGAATTTCAAACGCTCTAGTGCGTTATCACTCGACATACGAATACCGTATATAGCGTCGCCGCCAAATTGCATAATACAATTAACGTACAAAAGTTCCTTGACCGTAGTACGATAATCGTATCAATATGCGCAAATCATGGCAACGAAGCATCTTGACCCGGCGGCAGCAATCATCAGCCTCCTCGGTGGCCTATCTGCGACTGCAAAGGCCGCCAAAACTTCAACCACTTCCGTGCAGCGGTGGCGGCGTCCCAACGCGGTTGGCGGTTGCGACGGCTACATCCCACGGCGTCATCATGCGCCGCTTATAAGGGCATCTCGCAAGCTGGGCATCGAATTAACGCCTGCTGCCTTCGTTGATGTTGCGGCGGTTCCGCGAGTGGATCGATGATCCGCGTCCTTTCCCTCGGTGCTGGCGTCCAATCCTCGACGATCGCTTTGATGATCGCCCGCGGAGAGCTTCCACCCGTCGATTGCGCCATTTTCTCGGACACCGGCTGGGAGCCCAAAGCCGTCTACGACTGGCTGGCGTGGCTGCAGACGCAGCTGCCTTACCCGGTCCACCACGTCTCTTCCGGCAACCTGCGGTCTGACACACTTAGTCGCAGCAAATCGACCGCCGGTCGAGTTGCTGCGGTGCCCTGGTTCACCCTGTCGAAGGACGGCAAGACCGGCATGGGCCGGCGGCAATGCACCGCCGAATACAAGTTGCGCCCGCTTCAGAAGAAGGTCGTCGAGCTCTTGGGCGGAAAACGCCCGAAGGGTGGCTGCGAGATGCTGATTGGCATCTCTATGGACGAGGTCTGGCGCATGAAGCCGAGCCGGGTCCAATACATCACCAACACATTCCCGCTCATCGAGCGGCAGATGACCCGCCAGCACTGCCTTCAGTGGATGGAAGAGCGGCAATATCCACGCCCACCCAAGTCATCCTGCATCGGCTGCCCGTTCCATAGTGACGCGCAGTGGCGCGCACTGTCGCCGGAAGAGTTTCAGGACGCGGTCGAGGTCGACCGCGCAATCCGCCACCAGCCTGGCATGAGGCACCAGCAATTCATGCATTCCAGCCGCAAGCCGCTTGACCAAGTGGACTTCTCCACGCCGGAAGAACGCGGGCAACTCAACCTGTTCCTCAACGAATGCGAAGGGATGTGCGGGCTATGAGGATGTGGACCGAAGCAGACATCCGTTGCGTGCTCGATGGCACCTTCACCCGCGTCACCTACGAGGGGAAGGTCATCACCGAAAACGTCGAGCCCGACTTCATCCCGTACATCGGAAACAAGAGCGGGCGCCCCAAGGGCTACAGCAAGCCGCAGCTGCTGTGGACGCCGACAGAAGACGAGATCCTGTGGCAGATGCGGCTGCGCAATCGCCCTTTCGCCGAGATCGCCTGGACCGTCAACCGCTCCGAGGAAGCCACCAAAAAGCGATACAAGCTGCTGCGCGTGAAGGGCGCCGTGATGGTGTGAGCGGGCGCATTGAAAAGATCGGTGATGCGACCCTGTATCTGGGCGACTGCCGGGAAATCCTGCCGACGCTGGGCAAGATCGATGCGGTGGTGACGGATCCGCCTTATGGGATCAGTATCACTAAAAGCAATCGGTTAGCGGTTAGTCGCGGAATGGGCGGCAAGTCGTGGGATCAAGAAGCGGCAGATTTGTCGTGGTTGTTGCCCATGAATGTCCCGTCGATTGTATGGGGCGGAAACTACTTTCCATTGCCACCGACGCGGGCGGTGCTTGTGTGGGACAAAAACAACGCAGGTCGGGATTTTGCCGACGTTGAAATTGCGTGGACGAACTTGGACATGGTTGCGCGCCGCATTGTCTTTCGTCCCATGAATATGGATGGCGGCAAGGAGCATCCAACGCAGAAGCCCATTGAGGTCATGCGATGGTGCGTGAGTTTTCTGCCAGAAAATGCCGAAGTAGTGCTTGACCCGTTTATGGGTAGCGGATCGACTGGCGTTGCTGCCGTCAAGCTAGGTAAGTCATTCGTCGGTATAGAGCGCGAGTCAAATTACTTCGACATCGCCTGTCGCCGCATAGAAGCTGCTTATAAACAGCCGGATATGTTCGTGCAGCGCCCCGAACCAGCAAAGCAGGGGGCGTTTGATGGCATATGACTGGCGCCAAGACGCGATTGCCTCTTACACGCTGGCGCTGCGCATGATTGCTCTGCGCATTGGCTCTGCAAGGTTCAAAACGCTGCCGGAAATGTACTGGCAGGAAGCGCATGGGGTGATCCCCGGATGCGGAGAATAAGATGAGCATGACGCACCCAGAACCACACCTCGCCCCGAACCGTGCCGACATGCACAGGCACCTTGAGCTCCTGTTCGCCCACGCCACCGAATACGACGACGGGCTCATCGAGATCGCCGTCAACACCGGCAAGGGATGGCGGGGGCAGCTGTTCGGTCTAGACAGTCTAGACCAAGCCGTCGCCTTCGCCGCCGAGCAGAACCAGGCCGGCTGCAATGCCTACGTGGGGGTCGCACTCCGCGACCCTGACACCGCCCCCTTCGGCAGGGCGTCCGACAGCGACCACTATGCGACGACCGTCGTCGGTGGCGACCTCGACACCGCAGCCGCCTCGGCTTCCGCCATCGAGCGCACCCGCCACCTGCCGCCGACCTTCGTCGTCTGCACCGGGCAGCACCCGCACATCCGGCTGCAGCCGTTCTGGCGCCTGACCGAGGCCGTCACCGACCCCGAGCAGCACCGGCAGCTGTTCGGCGGCATCGCCGACATGCTCGACGGTGACCGCGTCATCACCAACCCCAGCCGGATCATGCGCCTCGCCGGGTCCATCGCCTGGCCCACCAAGGAAGGCCGCATCCCCGAACTCACCCACCTCCTGCCGGTCAAAGACCCGAACCGGGCCTATTCCGCCGATGCGATCGCCAAGGCATACCCGAACCAGCACAAGGTCCACGCCTTCGACCCAGCCCACAAGAACGACCCGATCGAGCGGGTCGCCGCCAAGAACAGCCTGGGGCTCGACACCGGCGTCCTCGACGATGGCCGCGAAGCCTACATGCGCGACACGATCATGGCGGTGCTGGTCGAGATCATCGGCACCACCGGCAGCGTCCCGAACGCCCAGGAGCTCTTCGACGCCGCGTGGCCGCAGTACAGCGCCAAGGTGGACCTGTCCCGGCCTGGTCGCGGCCCCGACGAGATGCACCGCAAAATCCAGTCCACGCTCCGCCGCTTCGACCGCGGCAACCTGAAGGACCGGCGGGGCAGGGTGCTCACCCTCGACACGGCGGTCGAGGAGTGGCGGGGGAAGCAGGTGGCCCGTCAAGTGACAAGTGGTGACAGGCAGCCTTTGGCATCACTTGGCACAAACTTAGACGCGCCCGGCGGTCGCTTCCAGTGGCTGACCGCCAGCACCAGCCTGTCGCCCGTCCTGAACGGGAACTGGCTCATTAAGAACGTCCTGCCGGCGGAAGGGCTGGGCGTCATCTTCGGGCGACCCGGATCTGGCAAGACCTTCTCCGTCATGGACATCGCCATGCACGTCGCCGCGGGGATCAAGTGGCGGGGCAAGAAGGTTCGGCAAGCCGACGTGTCCTATGTCAGCCCCGAGGCCGGGCGCCTGGGCGTCAATCGCGTCATCGGCTGGTCCCGCCATCACGGCATCGCGTGGCCCGAAGGCTTTCGCCTGTCGCCGGCCAGCATCAACCTGTGCTCCGACGCCACCGATGCCGAGGCGCTGATCGCCGACATCAAGGCAAACCAGCCCAACTGCCGGTTGGTCGTCATCGACACCCTCAACCGGGCAATGGCCGGGGGAGACGAGAACTCAGGCGAGGACATGGGCCGGTTCGTGGCCCTCTGCGACCTGATCGCCAAGGAATTGAAAGCCTTCGTGCTGGTCGTCCACCACTCGGGCAAGGACGCCGCCAAGGGGTCAAGAGGCCACTCCAGCCTGCTCGGTGCCGTCTCCCTGGAGCTCGAGGTCACCAAGGAGCAGGGCCAGCCCGGAACGATCAAGGTCACCAAGATGCGCGATGGCGAGGACGGGGCCGAATATGGCTTCGACATCGACAGCGTTCCCCTTGGTCAAGACGAAGACGGAGAAGAGGTCACGACCGGCATCAGCGTCGAGGCGGACCTTGAGCCTGTCCAGCGCGCTCGCAATTCGGCGCCAAGCGGCAAGAACCAGATGCTGGTCGCCGACGCCTTCAGCCAGTTCGCAGACGACTACGGGCAGCCCAATCCGCCAGGCACAGGCTTTGCCGAACCGGGCAGGGTGCGGGTCGTGGACGCGGATCAATTCGTGGACTTCGCCGCCGGCAAGATCATCGCAGGCAAGCCCTATGAGAAGAGGAAAACCATTCGCGAGGCCGTCGATGGCCTCGTCGCCAAGGGCTACTTCGCCATTAATCGTGGCTTGATTTGGAGGGTTACATAGTGTGCGTTGCAGCATATTCAGACGGGGGAAAACGGGGGAAAACGGGGGAAACTCCTGAATTTCCCCCGTCGGGAAAGGGATTGACAACGGGGGAAAAAGCGGTTAGAACCGCCCCAGCGGTTCTACCGTTTCCCCCGTTTCAAATCCCCCGAAATTTCCACCGTGTTGTCCTTTTGCATGTGCGAAGGGGGTTTCAATGAAAACCCGCTCGCAGATCGCCCTTGAACACCTTGACGAGGTGGCGTCTCAGGCAGAGCGCAGGTGGGGCGTCGACCGGCTGCCCAGGCTGGTGCCTATCGACCTCGCCGAACGGTTCTACCGCCAAGTCGACAAGCTGAATGCCGCCATCGCCGACGAGGCGACCGGAGGCAGCGTTGCCAACGTCGAGGTGGAGGCCGGGCGCATGGTCAATGCGTGGATGGCCTTAGACGCCGCTGCGAGGGCTGCAGGGGCGGAGCCTGCGTCTGCCAAGTACATGGAGGCCCGGATGTCAGACGGGCGCCTGTGCGTCGTTTGTAGCGATCTGGAGGGGCATCACCATTTTGTCAGGCAAAGGGAGGGCAGGGGGGCTGTGGTCTGGAACATGGAGGAGATCGTGCGGGTGATCGAAGGCCAAGACCTCGTCAACCGCACCAAGCACCTGTTCGACGGGGCGGTGGTCGAGGAGGTCAGGGTGCGACCGGAGGTGAATTGGAAACGGGGGGATGAGTTGCCCGACGATATGCGCAACCAGTTCTTGGCAGCGGGGTGATGATTGTGACGCAGGGGAAGAAACCCGATATTATGGAAAGTCAGAACACTTCCGAAAGCACACCGAAGAAGCGGAAGCTGCCGGCTGGCATGAAACCGTGGCAGCCGGGGCAGAGCGGCAATCCTGGCGGCAGGCCGGCGATGCCAGCCGACGTGCGGGAGGCGCTCGAGGCTGGCTCGGGCAAGGCGGCGCGGCGCCTGGCCGAACTGGTGGACAGTCCCGACGAGCGGGTGGCGCTGCTCGCGTCCCAGGCGCTGCTTGATCGCCTCTACGGCAAGCCGGCGCAGGCCGTGGACAAGACGGTCACGGTCACGTCGGTGCAGCAGCAGCACCTGTCGATCCTGATGGAGCTTCAGGCGAAGCGCGACCAAGCGATGAAAACAATAGAGGCGACAAACGAAAAGAAAGACGAGGAGGGGGCTTGAACCTGATCCAGTGTTCGCTTATCTTCAGATAAGACAACACTGGAGCACATTAAGCCTATGAAGAAGATGAGACAAGCGGTCGGTTATCTGCGCACCTCGTCGGCCACAAACGTCGGTGACGACAAGGACAGCCAGTCAAGGCAGCGCGCAGCCATCGAGGGCTGGGCCAAGCGCAATGGCTACGAGGTCACGGCATGGTTCAAAGACGAGGCGGTGCGAGGCGCCGACCCGGTGCATGAGCGCCCAGGCTTCGCCGCCATGTTGGAAGCGCTCGAGAGCCCCCCTGGGGGTGCTGGGTCCCCCGCCCCCGCCGCCGGTGACGGGCACCCTGCCGCGCCTTCAGAAAAAAAATACATATTGGTCGAAAGCCCCGACCGTTTCGCCCGCGACCTGATCGTGCAACTCACCGGCCACGACCTACTGAAGGCGCGGGGCATCGACCTGATCCCGGCCTCGGCCCCGGAGTTCTTTCTGGAGGACACGCCGACCGCCGTCCTAGTGCGGAGCGTGCTGGGCGCGATTGCGCAGTTCGACAAGGCGAACCTGGTTGCAAAGCTGGCGTCGGGTCGTCGTCGGAAGCGGATGCTGACGGGGCGTTGCGAGGGACGGAAGCCGATTGCGACCACCCACCCCGGTGCCGTTGCACTGGCGAAGCAGCTGCGCAGAAAAAAACCGAAGGGCGGTCAGATGAGCTTGCGGGCGATTGCGGCGGAGCTCGCGGCTGCCGGCCACCTCAACGAGCGTGGCGCCCCGTTCAATCCGCGTGCCGTGCTTGAGATGGTCAATTCGTGAAGGAGATGGTGCAATGACACCGGACGAGAAGAGGAAGATGGCGCAAGCGAAGAAGGCGATCGCGGAGATGAAAGCGATGCTTCGCGCCCGGAATGCGTATGCATTGTTCCCCGATAGTTTGAAGAAGGCGATGGTGGAAGAGCGAGAGCTTGGTCGCGAGTTGGACCGGCGTCGTGACGTGGCGTTTTACCTGAAGATTGCGGCGACGCGCGCCGAGCAGGACGCGGAGAAGGTTGCGAAAAAATGGAAGCGAGCATCTGACCGTGTGCAGCGGATGCTCGAGGCGCGTCGGAAGAAGGGGTCGGCCCTATGAACATGCACATCCCACCAGCCGCGCTTGAGGCGGGTGCGCTAGTTATATTTCGGGCTGATGAGGATACGCCATTTGGCGACACCGCCCGCACAGCCTTCGTGGCGATGGTGACGGCGTGGGAGGGGATGTTTGAAACCCCCGCAACTTTTTTGCATGACGCTGGATGACTATAGGGATTGCATCCTCCTCCCCCTCCCACCCCCCGCCAGCAGGAGAGACGAATGAGTGACCCCAATTTCCTGGCCTACCTGATCCTGTGCGCGCTTGTTGGCTGGGTGCTGGCGCTGCTGATTTACGGGAGGGGCGAATGAGATACGACGAGTTCACTGAGAAGCTGAAAAGGTTTTGCCTTGATGCCGGGTTTGAGATTGCCGGGACATGCGAAAGTGAGGGCATCTATGGCGAAATCACTATTGTGCGTGTCGGTACAGATGCCGACTGGAACAGGTGGAACGAAATGAAGTTTAATTTCGTCCACCCGGATGATGATCCTGTAGAGAAACGCACATGACCCGCGAGGAGTTGAGAGAGAGGGTGGCGGAGGCAATGTGTGATGCCGTCAATGTTGAAAGCACTTGGGGGGAAACAGGAACATTGCATCGTGAAAAGGTGTGGTTTGTGTCCGCAGACGCCGCCATTGCGCTGGTGCTGGAGGAGGCGGCGAGGGTGGCGCTAGAGGAATATCGCAAAAGTTCATCAGGCGAAGAAATCGCCGCCGCCATCCGCGCGTTGAAGGATAAGCCGTGACCGACGACCAGGCCGAAGAAGCCATCCACCGGCATGACCTGTATTTCCACGACCATCTCTTGAAGTTGGTGCTGGGCAATTGCGTTCGCCTGGTGGGGGTGAAGGAGACGCGGCGGTTGCTGTTGCGGTATGCGAGGCAGTTGAGGTGGTTTTGATGACTGACACGATCAGGAAGCTATTGATTGGTGATGATGTTGGTCTGTTTCCTGACGAGATGGAAACGGAGTTCATGGTGAAATTCCGCATGCGTGACATTGCCGAGTTGAAGGCAGAGCGGATTGATCTGGCGCAGCGCATCAGTAAATTACTGGAAGAGAACCATAGACTGACGCAAGATGTGGCAGTCAAGGCGGAGGCACGTCGGCGGACTGCGCTGTGGAGACTAAGGCACTCGGAAGCGTGGGGGGAGGTTGAAAAATACCGATCCGTGCTGATGAACATTGCGATGACGTGTTCGGAGAAGATGGCGCTGGAGATTGCCGCAGATGCATTTGGCGTGAAGCCTCGCACTGTGAAGGGATGGCGTCGCGCTGTGCAGGAGAAGGAGAAGCGTCGAAGCCTTCATCCTTCGCGTAGAAAGAAACTGACCCCGTCGTGAGGCGGTAGTTCCCAACCAATCAATCGCCGTGATGGCGATGGAGCAGGTGACAGATGGAAGAAGACCTTTCGAGTGCGCTTGCCGACACGTTGCGGTCGGTGATCGTGAGTTATGCCGGCGATCCGGTGGGCTTCGTGCGTGTGGTGCTGGGTGCCGAGCCCGACGAGTGGCAGGAGGACTTGCTGCGTGCGATTGCTGCCGGCACCAGGCGCATATCGGTTCGCGCGGGTCACGGTGTCGGCAAATCGACCGTGTGTGCGTGGGCGCTGATCTGGCACATGGTTACTCGGTATCCGCAGAAGGCGGTGGTGACTGCGCCGACTGCCGGGCAGTTGTTCGACGCGCTGTTTGCGGAGGTGAAATTCTGGATCAACAAGCTGCCCGAGCCGATCCGCGAATTGTTCGACGCGACCTCCGAGAAGGTGACCTTGCGCGCGGCACCGGAGGCGTCATTCATCAGTGCAAGGACGAGTTCGGCTGATCGCCCTGAAGCATTGGCGGGTGTTCACTCTGCGCATGTGCTGTTAATATGCGACGAGGCGTCGGCTATTCCCGAGGCGGTGTATGAGAGTGCGGCGGGCTCAATGTCTGGTGAGCATGCGTGTACGGTGTTGATCGGTAACCCGACGCGAAACAGTGGCTTGTTTTTCCGCACGCATCACCAGCTGTCGTCAGAGTGGAAGACGATGCATGTGTCGTGTTTGAACAGCATGCGAGTGTCGCCGGATTTCGTAAAGCAGATCGCGGATACGTATGGACCGGAGAGCAATGCGTACCGCGTGCGTGTACTCGGTGAGTTTGCGTTGCGTGACGACGACACGCTGATCCCGGCGGAGTTGGTTGACAGTGCGATGTCGCGGGACGTTGCGGTGTCGCCGGAGGAGCCGGTCGTGTACGGGCTCGACGTTGCGCGGTTTGGTGACGACCGCAGCGTGTTGTGCAAGCGGCGTGGGAATGTCGTGCTTGAGTTCAAGGTGTGGCAGGGCTTGGACCTGATGCAGTTGACGGGTGCGGTGGTGAACGAGGCGAAGCTCGACAAGCCGGCGGAGATCATGGTTGACAGCATCGGGCTGGGTTCGGGTGTTGCGGATCGGTTGCGGGAGTTGGGGCATGTGGTTCGGGACGTGAACGTGTCGGAGAGCTCGTCGATGATGAACGCCCAGGCGGCGAAGCTGCGTGATGAGTTGTGGCTGTCGCTAAAGGAGTGGCTGAACGCGCGGGCGTGCAAGCTGCCGAAGATTGACGAGTTACGGCAGGAGCTGGTGGCGCCGACCTACACCTTCACCTCGAACGGCAAGATCAAGGTCGAGGGGAAGCAGGAGATGAAGCGGCGCGGGATGCGGTCACCTGACCTTGCCGATGCGCTCGGGCTGACCTTCGCCTCCGTGGCGTCTCGGGTCGGGGGGCGGTCGCCGCGGTGGGTGCCGGGCAAGGCGTTGAAGCGGGGCATCCGGGGAGTGGTCTAGTAAAATCCGGGGGAGGACCAGACCACTTATTGGCGACCCACCTCTTGTGTGGTATTGGGCAAGGACCACCAATCCGTAGCAAGGGGCGTCCTCATGGCTCAATTCGGCAACCGAATGTTTGGCGGGGCAGTTCCCGGCCTTCTGGGTGGCGGTCAGCCTACTGACATGATGCACCGAGGCGCTGTTAAGCTGCCACCGGGGTTCAACGCTGGTAATGGTTCCATTAATCCGGGTTGGCAGACGTTTCCTGGCGGCAGCACGACAGTCGGCAACGAATTTCAGACCGGAGTTTTTGGCCATTCCGTTCCGATGCCGCGGCCTATGCCTGCCAGGCCGCCCGGTAACATCGGCAACGATTTACCCATAGTGGGGGGCGCCCCCGCCGTGATGCCGCCTGGTTTCGGTGGCGGCGGTCCGACCAATTATCCAGGTGTATCCACGCCCGCTGTGATGCCCCCCAGCTTTGGCGGCGGCGTTATCGGCTACACTCCCCCGCCCTTCAGCGGCACACCCGACTTCAGCAACTCCCAGCCGATGCCGAGGCCGACCCCCGGTAACAGGCCCGGCATGGGCTGGGGTGCGGCTGGACCTCGCCCAATGCCTCCCGGCGGTGGTCAGACCAACTGGAAGCCCCCGATGGGTAATGGCGGCATGGGCGCCGGCATGATGCCCACGCGCCCCGGCACTGCCGTCAGGCCGCCTCGCATGCCGATCAATGTTCCGGGCACTCGCGGCCCGATGCGGAGTATGTAACATGAGCGCACGTGACAGCGAAAGCGGGTCTAGCACCTACAAGGGCGGCTCTGGCTCTGCGGGCGGCCTCGGCAATGGTGGCGTCGGCGGCGGCATGGGCGGCGGTGGCAACTATGGCGGCGGCGGCGGTGGCGGTGCTGGCCGCAATGGCGGCATTGGCTCGCGCACGGGGCTGACGACGGGCACGAAGATGGTCGGCACTCCGGGTCGCAACGGTCTGTCGGCTAGGGGCCGCCCCGGCGGCATGGCACAGAACCCCGGAGCCTGGGGAATGCGGCCGCAGTCGTCGATTGCGCGTGGCACGCTAGGCGCGCCTGCTGTGCCCGGTCTTCTGGCCGAGCCCGTACCGGCGGCGGTGCCGGAGGAAATCCCGGCTTACACGCCGAACATCTTCAACCAGGACTACCTGAACAGCATTGTCGATTTCCGCAAGGCCATGTCGAACCGATATGGCTGGGGCGCTGCGATGCCGGGTCCGGGGCCGGTGGCGGCACCTGCCGCGCCGCAAAGCTGGCGCAACCCGACCGCGCACCCGCAGTGGTCAACCGGCTGGAAGAACCAGACGGACAATTACTTTCGGGGCAACACGTTCCCAGGTGGCGTGACCAAGAACTATCCGGGCGGCAGCCATTACACCTTCTCGAACGACGACACCCGCCACGGCATCGACAAGATGGCTCGCGACAGGGGTTTCTGATGGCTAACGAGACAGGCAAGAATTGGGGCAAGCAGACACTCAAGAACATTAAGTGGGCTGCTAAGAACGGTGGCGGCAGCTCAATGGCGCCGTTTGCTGCGCTTCTCGGCATCCCGATGCAGCAGAGGCGTGGCGGGCAGTGGATGACGATTGATCCGGCACGGCAGTCGATTTACCCGATGGGTGCAACGCCTTACTATGGCCCAAGCGCAGCCGGCAACGGTAACGGAAACAATAACGGTGGCGGTGACGACACGCCGACCGACCCGAATGCCCCGCCCCCGCTGCCCGGCGACAAGTTCACGAAAAACCTGATCCCTGAGTGGTGGAAGGACTGGTATCGCACGCAGGGGCAGTACGGCGGCGTACCTCCGGTGCAGGGTTTGCTTTAATGTCGGACGACCTCGAGGAAATGGAATTGCAGGAGATGGGCCTCGAGGAGGCGCCGGAAACCGCCGAAGGCATGTCCGAGGAGGAGTTTCAGGGCGCTGTGAAAGCTGCGATCACGGACGCCGCCGACTACATCGACGACGAGATCGCGCCTCTGCGCGAGAAGGCGCAGAAATACTATAACGCGGAGCCTTTCGGCAACGAGGAGGAGGGCCGCAGCCAGGTCGTGATGAGCGAGGTCCGCGATGTGATCCTCGCCATGTTGCCGAGCCTGCTGCGCGTGTTTACCGCCTCCGAAAAGCCGGTCGAGTTCGCCCCGCGGCGTGCTGAAGACGTGTTGATGGCCGAGCAGGCGACCGACTACGTGTCATACGTGTTCAACGTGGACAATCCTGGCTTCACGATCATGCACTCGGCGATCAAGGATGCGCTGAAGAGCAAGATCGGTATCTTCAAGTGGTACACTGCGACCACCTACGACGTGCGGGAAGAGAGCTATTCCGGCATCGACCAGGCGCAAATCAACGTATTGCAACAGGACGGCTCCATCACCTCCCTGCAAGCCGTCCAGACTGGGGAAGGCGAGCCCGACCCGATGACCGGGCTGCCTTCCCCTTTTTTCGATGTCGAGATCCGGCGCCAGATCAAGCATACGCGCCAGGTCGTCGAGTGCGTGCCGCCTGAAGAGTTTCTGATTGCGCGGAATGCGCGTGATCTGGACAATGCGGAGTATGTAGGACACCGCTCGCTGAAGACGATGTCCGAGCTCATCGAGATGGGCTACGACCGCGAGGACATCGAGGAGCACGGCAACTCGTCGTCGTCGTTTGAGTTGAACACCGAGGCACAGGTTCGCAATCCTGCACTGCGTAACTATCTGGGCGGGACAGGCGATAATACCGACCCGTCGATGCGTCGATATGAGTATGTCGAGAGCTACATCCGCATCGACAAGGATGGTGACGGGGTCGCCGAACTGCGTCGCGTTTGCACGATCGGCGAGGCGTCCTACGTGTTGCACAACGAGGTCGTGGACGATGTCAAGTTTGCGGTGATCTGCCCCGACCCCGAGCCCCACATGGTCATCGGTGCGTCTGTTGCGGATCTTGTCATGGACCTGCAGCTCATCAAGTCGAACATCGTCCGCAACACGCTCGACAGCCTGGCGCAGACGATCCACCCGCGCACGGCCTATGTCGAGGGTGCGGTGAATGCCGACGACCTGATGAACGTCGAGACTGGTGGTCTGGTTCGCATGACGCAGCCGGGCATGATCCAGGAGCTCGGCAGCACCTTCGTTGGTCAGCAGGCGATGCCTGTTCTCGCCTACATCGACGACATTCGTGCCTCGCGTACTGGCATGTCGAAGGCGTCTCAGGGTCTAGACCCTGATGTGCTGCAGTCGACGACCAAGGCGGCAGTGACGGCCACCATGAGTGCCTCGCAGGAGCGCCTCGAGATGATCGCGCGGATTTTTGCCGAGACAGGCATCCGCCGGCTGTTCCGTGGCCTTCTCAAGGAGGTCATCAAGCACCAGGACAAGAAGCGCGTCATCCGGCTTCGCAACCAGTGGGTCGAGATTGATCCCCGCTATTGGGACGCGGAGATGGATGTCGTTGTGAATGTCGGCCTTGGCACTGGTTCGCAGGAGCAGAAGCTGCAGACGCTGATGGCGATTTCGCAGCAGCAGAAAGAGATTTTGCAGACGCTGGGGCCGAACAACCCGCTGGTGTCGATCAAGCAGTACCGCAACACGCTGGCGCAGATCACCGAGCTTCAGGGCTTCAAGGATGCGTCCCGCTATTTCAGCGAGATCACGCCCGAGATCGAGCAGCAGATGGCCCAGCCTCCGCAGCCGCAGCCTGATCCGACGCAGATCCTTGCCCAGGTCGAGGCGCAGAAGGTCCAGAAGGACATCGAGATCGCTGACAAGAAGATGGCAGCAGACATCGAAGCGCAGAACAAGAAGATGGCTGTCGATATTGCCACGCAGAAGGCTGCCGATGATCGCGAGCGCGACAAGCTGGAGCTTGACGCATGGCTGAAGGCGCAGGAACTGCAGCTCAAGTATGGCGTGCCGGTGCCAATCGATCAGGCGCTGATGCTGATCGGTCGCCCGCGTGACGCCGAGCAGACGATGGGGATGCAGTGATGGCAGCACCCCGTCCTCTTCCCGCCAACCCGCCCGGCCTTCTTGATGACGAAGATCCCGGCAAGTGGGAGAAGCTGAAGCAGGTGCTCTGGGAGAGCAACCTGAACGCTCCGGTGCGTGGCGTCTATAACCTGATGAACACGCCTTACGATGTTCTGATGGGTGGGCAGTCGCCCGAGTTCGACCAGGCCGTGGCTGACAGCTTTGATGCTGCTGGTGGCATATCTGTCGGCAGCGCAGTCGCGCCCAAGCCGTCGAATGCGTTGAACATGGGCATCAAGGCTTATCACGGCTCCCCGCACTCGTTCGACAAGTTCAGCATGGACAAGATCGGGACGGGCGAGGGCGCGCAGGCTTACGGGCATGGGCTGTATTTTGCTGAGAATGAGAACATCGCGGCATCATACCGGGACAGTCTTTCACCCGGCACAAAGTACAAAGGCGGCAGTCGGTATCAAGTTCAGGATGGAACAGCCGAGGGCAGTGCAGTTAACGCGGTGATGGACCTCGTAACAGAGGGTATGCGCCCAGCTGATGCAATGGCTGCGATTAAGAGAAGGTATGTTGACGCCGCAAATAATATGGACCCAGCTCTATTTGAGCAGGGGTCTTTGGCGACAAGGGCGGCGAACGCCAATAGATACCGCGGATATATGGAAATCGCAGATGCAGTCGATGCACTAAACGCAGATGATTTCGTCCATGTACCCGGCTCCATGTACGAGGTCGAGATCAACGCCGACCCCAACGCCTTCCTTGATTGGGACAAGCCGCTGAGTGAGCAGCATCCAGCCATCCGTCCTGCGCTTGACAAGGTTATCGCAGACCACGGAATACGAACATCTGGCGTAGCGCCCAACGGAAAAGAATGGGCGTTGAACGGCGGTGAAATCTATGACCGCATCGCAACGGTTCAGGGCGGCGTTGGCGGGCATCGCAATCTTGCAACCCAATATCTCAAGGAAGAAGCAGGTATCCCCGGCATCAAGTACCTAGACGCCGGATCACGCGGCGCTGGTGACGGCACCCGCAACTATGTCGTTTTCGATGACAGCCTGATCGACATCATCAAGAAATACGGCATCGCCGGATTGCTTGGGGGCGGTGGCCTCTATGGCATGTCAGGCGACGAAGCACAGGCAGGGGCTTACTGATGCTCAACCCGCAAGATATTGCCCGCAAGGCCAAGGAGATGCAGGAGGACGAAGTCGTCGCCCACATCTTCTCCTACCTTGAAGGGCGTTACATTTCCGAGTGGCGCAATGCGCTGCCCGGCGACCTTCAGAAGCGCGAAGCTGCCTATGCAGCCATCCGCGCCCTGGAGGACATCAAGGTGAAACTCGGCTCGCTGGCAAATGCGCCGAAGGTCGAGGCTCACAACAATCGGAACGCCGGAAGGCGTTAAGACTACCCCGCGCCGTGAGGCGTTGAGGCTCAACCAATCAAACGTCGTGACGACGTTGGAAAAGGTGAAGATAGATGACCACTTCCGACACGCCCTCACAGGGCATCGGTTTGACTGAAGCGGCAAGCCAGTTTGAGGCTCTTCTGTCCGGTGATACCGGGAAACAGACGCCCGAGCAGGATGTCGCCGACGAAAGCCCGGCCTCAGAAGATCAGGCCGAGGCGCTAGAGGCTTCCTCCCCCGACGATGAGACGCTGGCCGAAGAGGCCAGTGCCGAGGATGGGGAAGCCGCGGCTAATGACGAGGAAGACGACGACACTTCCGACCCAATGGAGCAGTTGTTCACCGTCAAGGTTGGCGGCAAAGAGCAGCAAATTCCTTTGAAGGAAGCGTTGGCCTCTTACCAAAGGCAAGCCGATTACAGCCAAAAGACTATGGCTCTTGCCGAAATGCGCAAGCAGGTCGAGCAAGAGGCTAGTCAGGTGATGGCGGAGCGGCAGCAGTACGCTCAACTCCTTGGTGCCCTGCAGGAACAGCTTCAACAGGCTGCCGAAGCAGAGCCCGATTGGGAGAAGCTCTACGCTGAAGACCCTCTCGAATACGTCCGACAGAAAGACCTCTACCGCGAGCATAACGAGCGCATGCAGGCAGCACAGGCAGAGCAGCAGAGGGTGACGGCCCTCATGCAGCAGAGCCAGGTGCAGCAGTTGCAGCAGATCGTCCAGCAGGGCCGGCAGCAGCTGGCCGAGATCATCCCTGCCTGGAAGGATACGAAGCGGTGGGAAAGCGACCGAGCACGTCTGCGCGAGTATGCGCAGAAGCTGGGATACGCGCCCGAAGAGGTCAGCCAGGTCTATGACCCGCGTGCAGTTGTCGCCCTCTACAAGGCGATGCGACACGACGAGATCATGGCGAAGCGACCGGCACCGCAGGCGCAGAACGGGCCTCGCCCGATGCGTGCGGGTTCGCCGCAGGTCGTTCCGGCTCGTCGGTCGTCCGAGGTCACCAAGGCAAAACAGCGTCTCGCTCAAACCGGCAGCGTCAAGGACGCGGCCAAACTCTTTGAGAGCTTGATCTAGGAAAGGATCAGACAATGTCTCAGCCCACCAACCTCTTCGACCGTTACGACGGTACGAAGGCTGTTCGCGAAGACCTCGCGAACGTGATCTAGAGAGTTTGTGGATCACGTAAATACCGGGTGAATTGCTGGAAAACCTGACCGCGTAGAGGCGAAGGCAATCAGCAGCCAAGCCGCAGATGTAAGGTGAAAACCCTAGGGCTGCGGAAGGTTCAGAGACTAGGTGGTGACGAAAGGATAATCCACCCACGAGCGCCCGGCACAGCAACTCGCTGTGATGATATAGTCCGATCTGCATGGAAACATGCAGAAGCCAAGGATAAAGAGCCTTGGCGGTAACAGATGACAACATCTCGCCTGAAGACGTTCCGTTCATGTCCTCGATTGGCCGTGAAAACGTCTCGAACACCTATTTCGAGTGGCAGACCGACGCCCTGGCGGCGGCCTCTACCTCGAATGCGGTGATCGAAGGCGACGAAGCCACCCTCGACGCCCGCGTTGCTACGAACCGCGTAGGAAATTATACACAGATCTCGAGGAAGGTCGTAGGCGTTTCGGGAACCGTAGAGGCAGTCGACAAGGCCGGCATGCGCTCCTACCTCGCCTATGAAATGGCGAAGGCCGCTTCCGAGCTGAAGCGCGACATGGAAGCCACCCTGCTGTACAACCAGCCGGCGGCTGTCGGTTCGTCTTCCGTGGCCCGAAAGACCGCTGGTCTTCCGGCTTGGCTGCGCGCCAACACCAACAAGGGCTCGGGCGGTGGCGATCCCACCATGTCGTCCACCAACGACGGATACCCGAACGCTGGCCGCACGGACGGCACGCAGCGCACCTTCACTGAAACCATCCTCAAGGATGTCATTCAGCAGGTGTGGTCTGAGGGTGGCGATCCCAAGATCGCTATGATGGGTCCGCACAACAAGACCGTTGCTTCTGGCTTCGCCGGCATCGCTCTGAACCGTGTGAACCAGACTGCGGGTGCGCCGAAGGCGTTCTCGATCATCGCGACTGCCGACATTTATCTTTCGGACTTCGGCAAGGTGGCTTTTGTGGCTAACCGCTTCCAGCGCGACCGCGAAGCCTTCGTGATCGACCCCGAGTATGCGTCGGTTGCCTATCTGCGCAACTTCCGCACCGAGGAACTTGCGAAGTCGGGCGACAGCACCAAGAAGATGATCCTCGTCGAGTACGGCCTCAAGGTGAAGACCGAGAAGGCTCACGGCATCGCTGCCGACCTGACGACCTCGTAACGACAAAGGGGAGGGTGGCGACACCCTCCTTTCTCCCCGCCTTGGTGGCGGCATGGCCTTTCAAATGGAGTTTCGTTTTGAAGCTGCCTTTCTCATACGACCCGGTGCTCGGCATCAAGCGCACGTTCCACGCCTCTGAGGATGGGAACGAGTTTGTGATCCAGACCGAGCAGGAAACGACCGACATCGTCGAGGCGAACAAGGCTGCCTATAACGACGCGCCGGATCGCTGGGGTGAGTTTTCGCGGGTCGCTTCGATCCCGCTGTCGCTTTACTTCGACTTGAAGAAGAATGGCATCGCAGACGACGACGCTGCCATGAAGCGGTGGCTCAACGATCCCGACAATCGTTTTTTCAGAACACGCGGAGGCAGGGTCTAATGAGCTACCGCCTCGCAATCCTGCTTCCCTGCCGCGACATCTTGCATACGGCATTTGCCTATGACCTGGCCCGCCTGACCGCGTTCTGGTCGGCTAAGCATGTGCCGAATGGTGGCGCACTGCACCTTTTCACATCTCAGGGCACGCTGATCGCCGACCAGCGCCAGAACCTCGTCATCGAGGCGCTGAAGGTCAAGGCGGACTATGTCATGTGGCTCGACACCGACATGCGGTTCCCGAAAGAGATCGTTGACCGCCTGCACGCTCACGACAAGGATGTCGTCGCCTGCAACTACTCGACCCGCCGCCTTCCGTGCAAGCCGGTGGCTTTTTCTGACAAATCCTGCCGCACGCTTGTTTACACCAAAGCAGACAGCAGTGGGCTTGAAGAAGCCTACGCAGTCGGCATGGGCGCCATGCTGGAGCGCACCAGCGTCTATAAAAAGCTGGGCTTGCCGTTCTTCCAGATCGGTTACAGCCAGTCGGCGCAGGATTTCTTCGGCGAGGATGTCTACCACTGCCACAAGCTGAACGAGGCCGGGGTCAAGGTGTACGTGGATCACGACACCTCAAAGCTCGTCAAGCACATCGGCAATTTCGAGTTCGGAAACGAGCACGCCGAGGCTCACATGCAGATCGTCGAAGCGGAGGGCGTTCAGGATGTCGCTTGATACCTATGCAAACCTTCAGGCCACGATCGCAGCCTGGCTTAACCGTGAGGACCTGACCAGCCAGATCCCTGACTTTATCACGCTGGCGGAAGCGCGGTTCAATCGCGAGCTTCGCCTCCCCGACATGACCAAGCGGTCAACGTCGACGCTGACATCGTCCTATGTGGACCTGCCGAATGACTGGCTGCAGACCATTGCGGTGCGTGTCACGTCTTCGACCGGCTACAAGGCGCTGGAATACCTGTCTGCCGAGCTCTTCTATGACCTAGAGGGCCAGGGGCCGACAGGCGTGGCCCGTTACTATACGCTGGTGAACAACCGCATCCACCTCATCCCTGATGGCACGAATGCCACTCTGGAGATGACCTACTACGCAAAGATCTCGCCGCTTTCGGTCGGCAACACGTCGAACTGGCTGCTGGTTCGCTCGCCTGATCTTTACCTCTATTCGTCGCTCGTTGCCGCCGAGGCTTACTTGATGAACGACGAGCGTTTGGGCGTCTGGAAGAGCGCAGCCGACCAGATCATCGCAGACATGAAACTCGAGGGTGAACGGGCGGCACGTCCAAGCGGCACTCTCCTTCAGCGCAAAAGGAGCTTCGGCTAATGGCGACCTACAACAAGTTCAACCAGTTCACCAAGGATCTGATCGATGGCGTCCATGACTTTGACGGCCACACGTTCAAGGTTCTGCTAACCAATACGGCGCCGGTGGCGACAAATTCGGTAAAGGCCGACCTGACCGAGATCAGCGCCGGCAACGGCTACACGGCGGGCGGTTCGACGACGACGATCACGACCTCGACCTCGAGCGGGACAGCGAAGGCGACTGCCTCTGACGTTACCTTCACGGCGTCCGGTGGCACGATCGGCCCGTTCCGGTACGCGGTTGGGTACAACGACACGGCTACCGGCGACCCCCTGATCTTTTGGGTCGATTACGGCTCGTCGATCACGCTGCAGGACACCGAGCAGCTGGTCGTCGACTTTGACGCCTCCACCGGCATCTTCACGGTCGCCTGATGGATCATAACGCATATGGCGTCGGCGCGTATGGCGTCGGGACATACAGCTCTTACAAGCAGTATTTCCTGACCGTCAGTGCTGGCGCCTATGCGGTGACGGCCCCGGCGGTGGCAGTCAGGGCCAGCAGGCGGCTGCCGATTGCCGCGGGGGCCTATGCGGTGACAGGGCAGGCCATTGCGGTTCGCCGCAAGGCTGCGCTCTTGGTGTCTGCCGGCTCTTACGGGGTGACAGGGCAGGCGGTGGCCGTAAGGGCCTCCCGGCGCCTTCCGGTGGCCGTTGGAGCCTATTCCCTGTCGGGCAAGCCGGTTGCCCTTCGTGCGGCTCGGCGCCTCTCCCTGACCGCTGTAAGCTATTCTGTGACCGGCCAGGCGGTTGCCCTTCGGGCGTTCCGCAAGATACGCCCGGCGGCGGGTTCCTACGCCTACTCGGGCAATCCGGTTGGCGTGCGGGCGATCCGCAAGCTGGCGCTTTTGGCGGGCTCCTATGCCTATTCGGGCCAGTTGGTGACCTTCCGCCGCGGCTACAATCTGCGGGCCGACGCTGGCGCCTATGTGGTGGCCGGCCAGGCAATCATCCCAGCCTATAACCGCCGGCTAAACGCCTCTGCTGGCGCCTATGCGGTCACCTTCCAGACGCTCCGGTTCAAGGCGTGGATTTCGGTCCCGGTCGACGATGTGAACTGGTCCGACGTGGCCGCGGGAGGGCCTGGCTGGGCTTCAATTCCGTTTAGTTCTGATGTATGGTCTGCAGTGGCAGCAGGCGCCCCCACGTGGGCGCCCTCCGGGGCAACCGCATCGGACTGGACCCCTATCAATCCAACCTGATGATGCGGTGACCCTATGGCTGACACGAACACCACCAATCTTAATCTGGTCAAGCCCGAGGTCGGTGCCTCGAGCGATACCTGGGGCACGAAGATCAATTCCGATCTGGACACGATCGATGGCCTCTTCGTCACCGGCCCCTACCTCAAGGTGGCGAACGGCGGCACGGGTGCGGGCACGGCGGCGACTGCCGCGACCAATCTCGGCCTCGGCACAGGCGACAGCCCGCAGTTTACGGCTGTCAATATCGGGCATGCGACCGACACAACAATCACCCGCTCTGCTGCTGGCGTGATTGCGGTGGAAGGCGGGGTGGTGCCGAAGGAGAACCGGGCGAACACGTTCACCGCCAATCAGATCATCTCCGTCACCGACAACACCAATGCGGCCCTGCGTGTCACGCAGTTGGGCACGGGTGCGGCAATCCGGGTCGAGGATGAGACTAACCCCGACAGCACGCCGTTCATTGTAGACGCGAGCGGTAATGTTGGTATTGGTAATAGCAACCCTTCTGTCCCTCTGTCCGTCAACACTCGCGGTTCTTATAACCTATTCTACTCGACTACCGCCTCCGACGCAGGGCTTTCTCTGGCGGCAAATAATCGTGTACAAGGTACATCTGACTTAATTGTTGTCCAGCAAAGTGGTGGCGATGGTTACCTATGGAACCGGGCAAACAATTCCATCCTATTCGGCACCAACAATGCCGAACGTATGCGTATCGAGAACAGCGGTAACGTGCTGGTCGGAACAGCAGGAAATACTGTTGGTGGGACTATACAGGCATTCAAGAATGGTGGCACTGTTGCGTCATTTGCTGTAAACGGTGGCTTTGATGCTGTGTATGTCTACAACACTGCAAACACTGGCTACACGTCGTTTAAGTTCTCTGTAAATAACAATGCAACCGCTGTCGGCAGTATTGCACATAGTACAACAGCTACTTCTTACAACACGTCATCTGACTATCGTCTCAAGGAGGACATTCAGCCTGTAGTAAACGCTGCAGAACGCCTGATGATGCTTAATCCTGTCAATTTTGCATGGAAGTCCAATGGTGAGCGAGTTGACGGCTTCCTTGCCCACGAAGCTGCGGAAGTTGTGCCGGAAGCTGTAACGGGCGCCAAGGATGCTGTTGATGAAGAAGGCAAGGCCATCTATCAGGGCATCGACCAGTCCAAGCTCGTTCCGTTGCTCACCGCCGCTCTTCAAGAGGCGCTGATCGAAATTAGCAGCCTCAAGGCGCGTGTCGCCGCACTGGAAACCGCCTGATGAACTGCCCGCTTCCCCGGTACTACGCATGTCATGCGGTGATTGCGCTGTTAATCGCCGCAATGCTGTGGTGGCCCTTGGGTCTTACCGCTGGCCTTGCGGCTGGCGTAGCGTTCTACGCGGGTCGCGAGTTCACGCAATGGGAAAGCGGCTTGCCTTTCGACTGGAAAGGTATCGCCGCTCCCTTCATCGCCTGCCTGATCGTCCTCATCGCATCAACGGTGCTTGCATGACCTACATGCCGCTACAGCTTCCGCCGGGGATCGTCAGGGGTGCGAACCCCGACGACACTCCGGGGCGTTGGTATGACGGTAGCCTGATCCGTTGGCGTGAGGGCATCATGGAGCCGGTCGGTGGGTGGTCGCGCGTGACCTCGACCCCGCTCGGCTCGACCCCGCGTGCGATCCATCAGTGGCGGCGCAACAATAACCTGAAGATGACGCTGATCGGTTGCGACGATCACCTCTACACTGACGACAGCGGCTCTTACGTTGACGTGGCGCCTGCTGACTTGGTGGGACTGAACACGTCAACCGGCGGCGGCTACGGCGCATCGACCTATGGCTCCAGCACCTACGGCACGCCGCGCTCGGGCACGACCCGCCTGACCCCCTGGCGCTATGCCTGGAGCTTTGCCAATTGGGGCGAGGACGTTCTGGCCGTGGCGTCGTCTGACGGTCGCCTCTTTTACTACGACAGCAGCAGCCCGAACACAGACGTGACGACGGTCGGCGTCTACGCCATTTCCACGATCAGCCGCACGTCGAACGTCACGACGGTCGTGACGACGACCCCGCACAATCTGACGACCAGCGATGCGGTCAAGATTTCAGGCGTGGCCGACAACACCTTCAACGTCTCCTCGACCAGCGTCACGGTCACCAACGCGACGACCTTCACCTATTCCAACAGCGGCACCGACGGCTCCTCGAGCGGCGGCAAGGTGCAGGATCTGGCGGTGCCGACCGGCAACCGCGCGGTGGTCGTCACCCCGGAACGGCACGTCATGCTGATCGGTGCCGGCGGTGAGATGCGCCGCGTGGCTTGGTCTAGCCGGGAAGATTACACCGACTGGAATTTCGCCTCGACGACCAACACCGCAGGCTTCCTTGACCTTCAGACCGAGACGCCGCTCCTCACTGCCGGAAACGTCCGCGAGGGAACGCTGGTCTGGTCGGAAAACCGCGCTTTTCTCGGGCGCTACATCGGCCTTCCGTTCATTTACGGTTTTGACGAGCTCGGCACCACTCGCCTGTACTCCCCAAATGCCTTCGCCGAGTTCGACGGGCGCTGCGTGTGGATGGACGAAAGCGGCTTCATGGCCTACGGCGGAGGCTCGATGCAGCCGCTATCGTGCCCGCTCTCCGACTACATCTTCTCCGACATCGACCCCGAATATGGACCGCGTGTCTCCCATGCCAGCGTCAACGGCAAGTTCGACGAGGTGTGGTTCTTCTATCCCTCGAACGGCTCTACAGAGTGCGACCGTTATGTCGTCTGGAATTGGGCGGAAAACCACTGGTCGATGGGCACGCTTGCCCGCACAGCCATGTTCCCGGCTGGTGTCGGTTCGTACCCGCTGATGACCGGCACCGACAAGCACCTCTACCAGCACGAAGATGGCTGGACCTACGACGGGTTCACCTGCGCCAACAATGTCTATGTCGTGTCGAGCACGGTGAACCTGCCGGGCGACGAGCAGTCGATGAACATCACGCAGCTCGTCCCGTCGAATGGCGGCAATTACAATCTGACCAAGTACACGCTCTTCACTAGGATGACGCCGAACGGCTCCGAGCGGCAGTTCGGTCCGTACTATTCCCGAAACGATGGATACGTGGACACCCGCGCCACAGGCCGTGATGTGCGTATTCGCATCTGTGCAAACGAGGCCGGCGACTGGTCGATCGGTCGCATTCGCATGAAGATCTCGGTAGGAGGGCGTCGATGAACGTCATCCTGCCAAATCCCAACTCCCCGATGGGGGTCATATTGGACACGATCAGACGGGCATTGATCCCCGCTGTCTCGCAAGACGAGGCGGTGGCTCGAGTGCTTCTGCGGTCACCCAATGGAACGGTATACAGCGTCACGGTTGACGACGCTGGTGTCATTTCCACGGCGGTGATCGATGGCAAATCTCGACCATACTGAACTGCAGCGCCGCCTGATGCGCGCCCTTGACGTGGCCGGGAAGACCCACGGCCCCGAGGATGTCGCGCGTGCCGTGAACGAGGGCCGCATGCAGGCGTGGACGGCAGGCGACAGCCTGGTCGTCACCGAAGTGCTGCAATACCCGCGCGGCTCCGCACTGAACGTGTTTCTGGCGGTTGGGAACCTCGACGAAGTCATGTCGCTGCAGCCGACGCTTGAAGCGTTTGGCTGTGAGCACGGCTGCGCGGTGATGAGGATGGAAGGCCGGAAGGGATGGGCGCGTGTGCTGCCCGACTACGGCTGGAAGCAAGACAAGAAGGTGATT